TCGAGGGGACGCACGAATTCACCCCGGAAATAGACGAGGGCACCTTTTGGCAGAGTACCGATAAGACCTACAAGCATCGCAAGCGCGAATATGTGCAGGAAAACAATTACCAGTTTATTACCGGCGATCAGCAGTTTACCGCCGGGGGGACTTCGACTTGGGGCGCCAACCAGCATGAGTTCAGCGCTGCCGTTGATTTCACTATCAACGCAGGAGATGACTTTGACGCAACGGCCGGTGACCGTATCGGCCTTTACCCCGGGGGCGATCTTGAGATAACCGCAGGCGATGACGTGTATATCCGGGCCGGTGACTTTGCCCGGTTATGGTCTGACGCAGATATTTTGCTAAGAACCAGTAACAATGACATTGATGCTGAACCATCTAAAGCGTTCCGTATCTTTTTTAGTGACACGTATGCCACAGACCCTAGAGCAGACCAAGGCTTCGAAATTTGGGATAACCAATTAAATCAGCGGTATTTCCACGCCCCGGTCATCGGTGACATAAAAGTAAGTTGGGGAAAGCTGTTTGTATTGTCTAACGGCACAGACGTAACAACGATAACGCTCGACCCGAATACAGAAACCATCACCGCCGGGAACATTGTTATTGACGGTGACGCAGAAACGATTACATCAGGCACAGTCACGATTGATGGTGGCAACTCGACCATCGAAACCGGGCTTGTGTCAGTTGATGGGGTCGCTGGCACTGTCACTGCTAACGGCGTTGTATTAACCGGGTCACAAGACCTAAGCGGGGAGCTTGCTGCTCTCGAGCAATCACTAACAGCACTTATCAACGCAAAAGTTGGCGAGGCACCGGAGGACGGAAAGACTTATGTACGACAGAATGCAGCATGGACTAGTGTTGATTTGGGGCTTGACCTACTGGTATATCCTTTTGACGGTGGCCTAAGTGACACGGTTTATTTTGCAGAAACTATGGACGGTGGGGCATCTGACACGCTCGTTTTCGATGATGCAATTTCGCCGGTCATAGGTGGTACAGCAGGAAGCACTTACGAGGTTAGCCCACTGATTTCCGGGGGTGCTAACATGTCCACGGTAGACGGTGGTAATTTCAACATTGACGGTGGCCGATCTGCCACAAATCTATTTTCAAGTAACTTTGACGGAGGAGCCGCCTAATGGCTACGAAAATTCAAATTCGACGGGATACGGCGGCTAATTGGACGTCTAACGACCCAGTACTATCACTCGGTGAGCAAGGTTTTGAGACTGACACCAACAAGGTAAAGATTGGCGATGGTGTAGCTGCATGGTCGGCCTTGGCGTATGTATCCGGGGGAAGTAGCAAGCTGGAAGTCCAAGACCCCACGGTGGACAATGAATACTACATTTACGTAGGTGCGCCAGCGAATGCGCTATCGCCCATTGCCAACCTGAACAACACTCAAACCAACTATGAATACGATCAGTCTTTTGCCACAGCGCAAGAGGCGTTTAATTTCATTATGGCGAATGACTGGGCAGCCCCAGCTATGTACGAAGGCGAGGGAATGTCTACCCCCAAGATCGTCGTTGCTTTTGAGGAAAACGTGGTCCACGCAATGAATGCCACTCTTATACTTCAAGACGTACAAGAGACAGTCCAGATAGTAAGCCAGAATGCTGTAAACCCCCTGGGCTATCAGTCTGCATCGCAAGCCACTTTTGGCACTAGCGCTTCAGAGCTTGTATTCTGGAATTGCAATTGGGTTGGCATCGGCGGCGACCTAATCTTTGAATGCAACGTAAAGGTTGAGCAGGGTTCGCATGTTTATGACGCAGAAAGCAATGAGTGGAATGATTACACGCTTTACAATGCCGCTCTAAGCGTTCAAAACGATTCCACCATGAACCACTCTAACCATGGCTTTATCGGCACCACACTAACTGTTAGACAAAACAGCTTTTACAAGGCGGCAGACATTGAAGCGAGCACTTCGGTCATTGTTGAGAGGTCATCCAAGCTGTTTTGCTCTACCTATACAAAGGCTCCTTTGTTCCGGGTTGGGGAAAGTACGCTAAACACCTCCACACTTGAAATCACCACCGGGTCGACTGGAACAAGCTTGTTTGATGCTGGCTCCGATGTTTTTTGCCGTAGCACCTTTACAGATTCTGGTAGCCCGGGCGCAAGCTGTTTTGTCAGCGAAGGCACAACTATGTCGGCTAGCAGCTTCGTGTTTACCGCCCCTGTCGAGATTTTTGTTAATGGCGCGCTCTATAACAGCACATACTTTGCTTCGATTAACGCTGGCTTTTGTGCATTTGGCGATGTTGTCTTTAAATCCAGATCGAACACCGGGTTTGCAGCGCCATTGATGCCAACGGCCGACCCTGTTGATGGTGGGCGCACGTTCTACCTAAACAACGGCGTAATGACACTGAGCAGCTAAATGGCGACTATTTCTATAGCAGAGTTTAAAGATTTCCTGCGGGAGTTTGATGCAGACCTCCGCAAGAAAACTCTGCTTAGAATGTCGCAAGTAGCCTTTGATAGCGCGGCGGTTGGGGCTAATCGGCACTTTAAGACCGGAGCGCTTCGGCAGAGCCTTAGAAACAAAGCCGAACCCAAGGGCGTCGATGTAAACAGACGCAGAGTATTCCACGACCGTAACCGCGCACCCCACGCGGTTTTTGTCAATTTCGGCACCCGGCCCCACATAATAAAGCCCAAAGATAAAAAGGCATTGCGGTGGGTCGGGCCTAATGGTTTTATATTTGCCAAGGAAGTAAAGCACCCCGGATACAAGGGCGATGCTTATATGGTACGCGCTGCCACTGATGCTATCCGGTCGATGGGCAGCATAGTCGACGATATATTGCAGGAGACAAACAATGCCTAAAGGAATTGGATACAACAAAGATATAAAGAAGGCTCCCAAAAAGAAAAAGCCAGCTAAGAAGCCCAAAATGAAGGGGAAAAAGTAATGGCAAAATTAACGCCTGGACAAAAAGCCCGAGCCAAAGCAATGTCTAAGCGCCGGGGAGTTAAGTACCCGAATGCGTGGAGCAATCTAGCTGTGGTCAAAAACGATGCCAAGAAAAAGAAAAAGGCTAAGAAATAATGCCGCGCCTATATTACCCAGATGCATTTCTGTCGCGTTTCTGCGATGATGAGCGAGAGAGTCGCGCTTACGTTGACGTTGACACATACGGCGAGTTCAGCACCGACTATCGAGACAAGCTTGCCCGTACACGCTGCTATGTTTTAGCGTGCATGGAAAATCAGGCAGACAGCGAGGATTTGTTTACAACCAAGCTGGAAACCTATCGCAAAGAATTTGAACGGGTGTTGATTTTGGCTAAGACAGAAAAGCCAGACATAGACGGAAACGTACCCCCGGTGTTTAGCATCCCGATAGGTCGTGCATGAGCATATTTGCAAAGCTGGAAGAACTAGCTTGCGAGATTGAGCTAGTTGATTTCGTTAAGACTGTAAAAATCGGCATCGAGCCAAACATATCCCCGGAGGATTACCCGCTGGTGCGCATAGTGCCGCAGAGAATGTCCGCAGAAGCTCCCTATAACAAAAGACTGGTCGAAACTGGTATTTTCTTTGGCGCTAATGTAACCGCCGCAGAGGGCATGGAGCGCGTCTACGATGAGCTCTTTTTTCTGGAAGAAGAAATTATTAAAGCAGTGAAGCGCATTGGCGGCAAATACTTCGAGACAATTACCGACGAGGATAGGCTTGACACCTACAAGATGATGTTTATTCGCGCAGATTTATTTGTTGACCGCCCGGAGCAAGCAGATGCCTAAAGACCCTAGACTCACCAAGCATGGACTGAGCGGCTATAACAAGCCCAAAAGGACGCCTGGACACTCAACAAAGTCGCATGTTGTTCTTGCCAAAGACGGAGATAAGGTAAAGCTGATCCGATTCGGGGAGCAGGGCGCAAAGACTGCCGGCAAACCTAAAAAGAACGAATCTGACGCAATGAAGGCAAAACGCGCTAGTTTTAAAGCTCGTCACGCCAAAAATATTGCCAAGGGCAAAATGTCCGGCAGTTATTGGGCGAATCGCGTTAAGTGGTAGCGGTTTGTCCACCTAATGAAACACAACTGAGTTAAAACATTCACATTAGCGAGAGGCTATAAATGGATATTGAAAAGCTAAAAGAGCAGCTTACCGAAACCGATTTCTTGGAATTGACTACGGCAATGAGCGACTTGATAGGACAGCGCGACCAAGCAAGAAACGAAAGCATTTCCGGTCGCAAAAGCCTAAAAGAAAATAACGCAAGGCTCGAGCAAGAGCTGCTTAGTTTTAAAGAAGCTTTAGGCGTAGAAAACGTCGACGAGCTTGAAGGCAAAGGGGTAAGTGTTGAGCAGTCTACCCAGTACGAAGCTAAGCTGAAGAAATATCAGCGAGATTTAGATTCAGTACAGGAGCAGCTGCAAAGCGCAAATCGAGAAAGGCAGGCCACACAAACTAAGTTGGCGCTGTCATCGGCTTTGCAAGGCCACGATTGGGTCGATCAAGACGTGGTGGAGAATTACGTTGCCAACAATGTTATTTGGGAAGGCGACGAACTGTATTACAAGTCACACGAAGGCAACATGATGAGTGTGGCAGATGGGGTAGCGACCTTGGCTAAATCAAAGCCGCAATTACTTCAACCAACTGGCGCGGGAGGCGCTGGAGTACGATCTTCAAACGCGAGAGGCGTAGCAGAAGATGAGCCAATGACCAGAGATGAGTTCGATGCTCTACCTGCAATTAAAAAGGCAGAGTACGCAAGTCAAGCTGGTTTTACTCTTATTGACTAAAGGAAACTTAAAAAATGTCTGTAACTTTGACTGATTTAATACCAGACCTTTATGTCAGCCTCGACGTAATTTCGCGTGAAATGGTTGGCATGATCCCGTCTGTAAGCATTGACGCGCAGGTAGCTAGAGCAGCTATCGGTCAACAAGTACGCACGTTTGTAGCACCTGCTTCAACTGCTGACGATATTATCCCCGGAGTTATCCCCCCGGATGATGGTGACCAAGCTATCCTTAACCGATCTATCACTGTGCAAAAGTCTCGCCGGGTTCCTATCCGCTGGACTGGTGAGAACGATCGCGAATCTGCATTTAATGCCGGGTCAATCCGACAGCAGCAAATCCAGCAAGCTATGCGCACACTGGTTAACGAAATCGAAGCCGACTTGTATACTGCGACAGCTTTGAAAGCTTCGCGCATGTACCGATCTGCTGCGCCTACCGTTACACCTTTCCGCACTGCTAACGAGTGGACTGATGCAGCGAATGTTCGCAAAGTTCTTATGGATAACGGAAGCCCTTTAAATGACATTTCAATGGTTATGGACACTGCCACTGGTGCGTCACTGCGCGGCTATCAGGCACAAGTCAACACGTTTGGCTCTGACCAACTTCTGCGTCAAGGCGTTTTGCTTGATGTGGGCGGCATGGCACTGCGCGAGTCTGCTGCGGTATCTGCTGTTGCATCTTCCGCGTCTGGTTTAGTAATGGCCGCAACTGGTGGCGAAGCTGCTGGCGCGACTTCTATTGCTGTAACCGAAGCTGAAGCTGGTGACGTTGTATTGTCAGCTGGTGACTTAATTGAAATTGATGGTCACGCCGAGCTTTACATGGTCGTTGCGGGTTCAACTGTAAGCACCTCCGGTACAGTACAAATCGAAGGTCCAGGACTGAGCAAGCCACTGTCAGGCGGCGAAGTAATTACCGTTGCAGAAGCTGGTGTACGAAACGTTGCTTTCCAGCGTGGCGCTGTCATCTTGGCTAGCCGTTTACCTTCAGTACCAGAAGGCGGCGACTTGGCCCAAGACCGCACCACTATCACTGATCCACGTAGCGGGCTTTCTTTTGAAGTTGCTATGTACCCACAGTATCGCCAGATGCAATGGGAAATCAGTGCTGCATGGGGCGTTGGCGTAATCAAGCCAGAGCACGTAACTGGTCAGCTTCATAGCGTAATCTAAGCCGAAGGCCCCTCCGGGGGCCTAATCATTTTTAAAGGGAGCTTTTTATGGCAACTGCCGAAAATGCAAAGCTGGAGTACGAAGCAGGACAAACATCGGTAGCGATGACCGAGCTTACCTCTAGCGACAATCAAAAGTTTAGCTCTAGTGCTACGCTGTTTTCTAACCGTTCAGGGTTCGCCCCGGTGGTGAGAGCTAATGGCATGTTGACAGGTGGCGCGGTAACTCCAAACGCCTCTGCTGATGATGTAGACGTTGCGGCTGGAACTTGTAACCTAAATGGCGTTGTTGCTGCTGTATCTGGCGCAACCGTTTCAATTAACCGCCCATTGTCAGACGTGGCCCAAGTGTTCAGCATCGTCGTTGATTCTGCCGGGTCTTATGATGTGGTCGAAGGCACAGAATCTGTCACGCAGAGCTTTAGCGAGACTAGAGGCGTTGCTGGTGGACCTCCGTTTATTGCTGTTGACGAAATTGAAGTCGCTCAGGTGCGAATCAATACTTCGGGTTCAGCTGTAATCGAGGCGACTGAAGTTTTCCAAGTTGTAGGACTTCACCAAGAGCGCGCTGACTTTCCGCTTTTCAATGTATCGTTTAACGATGGTGAGATTGATTTCCTAGCTGCAATTCCTGCTATCCATGCAGGTAATGTGGCCAAGAAAGTTTATGCCTCATACGCCACGCCAATCTTTGGCGAGGTAACACTGGCATCTGATTTCACACCGCCCGAAACCACAAACAACGTAACCTCTACCCAGATTTATGGCACCACCTTGGGTTCGACCAGTTCAACGCTGGGACAGGGATCATTTACTGCGTTTTTGGATAACGGCGTTACCGATGCACTGGTAAGCCTGAAGAACGAAAACCTCTGGTTTAGATTTTTCCCAAACAAGTTTGCTAGCTCCAATATTTTGGCGCAGGGCAAGCTGGGAATTTCACGAACTTTCCCTGCTGGCGATAACATACAAGCAGCCTGTACAATCTCCGCTAATGAGGCAGCGATTGAGGTAGCTTAATGTTTGACCTAGAGCGGTTTGAAAACCACGAGTTTTTTCCGCGAACGAAACGAGTGGGGGTGAAAGCCCTCGCTCATTTTTTTGCCGATGATGCAGAGCCAGTGATCGAGGTACGAGGATTAAACAGCGATGAGCTTCATTCGGCAATGGAAGCAGGAAGCAAGGCGAAGAGTGTTGAGGCAGTTATACAGGCGCTATCTGACCATAGTGACCAAGTGGCGAAAATCCGCGAGGCTATCGGTCTAGGCAACGGTACTCCTGCTGAGGTGCGTAAGCGTATCGAAATGCTAGTGCATGGCAGTGTGACACCAAAAATGTCGCACCGGGTCGCTGCTAAGCTTGCAGAAAACTTCCCCATTGAGTTTATGCAGCTTACCAATGAGATTACAGAGCTTACCGGCTTGGGTGCCGATATGGAAAAGCCCGAAGCCGCCTAGCCCTTGAGCCAGATTTATTGGCGTCAATGCATCTGCTGGAATTGCGAGGCGGCTACCTATATCAGCACAGACCAGACATATTCCCCGGCGGGATGATGGTCACGGAAGAAATAGCCTTGTGGAATGCCTATTACGAGAGAAAGCAGGGGCAGCATGGCTAACGTATCAAAAACAGTAGAAATTATTTTCAGCGGGATAAACCGCGCATCCGGTGCGCTAGGGGATATTGCTGACGATATTGATGCTGTTGGCAATAAAGCGTCCGGGGCGTTCGGGAGTATTGCCCAAGGCGCTCAGTCGGTCGAGGCTATCGCCGATCCCATAGCGAATGCAGCCCAGTCACTTGTAAAATTAGAAGCCGCCGCGCTAGCAACTGGTGCCGCGTTTGTCACGTTTGCGACCGTCCAAGCTGGACAGTTCGCCACATCGTTTGCAGAGATTGCCACGCTAATCGGTGAAGACCCAGCGAATCTCGAGCAGTTCAAAGATGACATTGCCGCCTATGCTGCCACATCGACCCAATCCCTAGACACAATTACCGGCGCAGTTTACTCCGCTATATCTGCCGGTATTGATTACGAGGACTCATTACAGGCGCTTAGTGTCGCCGAAAAGCTGTCGGTTGCTGGTAAGGCAGAGCTTCAGGGTACATTGGTCACGTTGGTATCGACGCTAAACGCTTATGGGTTAAGCACCGAAAATGCAGCCCTGTTTTCTGATCTGCTGTTTACGACTGTAAAAGAGGGACAGACAACACTCCCCGAGCTTCAGGCATCGCTGGCTAATGTAACCGCCATTGCTGCTACAGCTAATGTGCCGTTTGAAGAAATCACCGCTGCGATTGCTACGCTAACCGCCGGTGGTACACAAACATCAGCTGCTATTACTGGAATCACCGCAACGATTAGCTCACTGATTAAGCCGAGCAAAGAAGCGCAGGAAGAAGCCGAGAAGCTTGGTATTAACTTTACCGCAGCAGGTTTAAGTTCGCAGGGACTTGCAAGCATCCTGGGCGAAGTTGCCGCTAAGACCGGAGGCAGCACAGAGCAGATTGCAAAGCTGTTCGGAGGGGTCGAGGCGTTAAAGGCGGTCCTACCTTTGACCGGAAGCCTTGCGGATACATTTGCAGACAAGATTGATGCGATGGGCAACGCCGCAGGCTCTACCGAGCAAGCCTATAACATCATGGCCGATAACCTAGACCTGCAGTTTCAAAAGCTCAGTAACAGCTTCCGATCAATATTGCTTGCTACGGGTGATCCGCTGATTGACGAGTTCGCCGGTATAGCAGATGCGATAAGCACAATATTTGTGTCGGTCGGTGAAAGCATAAGCGAGGGCGCACTCGAGTCGCTAGTTGCCTACACCGAAGCTAACCTACAAGACCTAGAGGCAGTATTTAACGCCATTGCTGCAAACCTGCCCGAAGCGCTAGACAGTGCAGACCTGTCCGGGTTTACCGAGGGCATTGACGCGGTAAAGGATGCCATTGGCGATTTGTTTGAGGACGTTGACCTCACTACCCCGGAGGGATTGCGTAGCGTCATCGAAGGGCTTGGCACCGCGTTTCAAGCACTGGGAGAATTTACCGGCGGCTTTATTAGCAGCTTCGAAGCGCTGGTCGACTTTATCGTTGAAAACAAAGACACCATCGGGGGCGTTGGCGCAGACTTTGCAGAGAACGCTGGTGCGCTGGGCGGGTTCGCCACGCAAGCAAGCGCTGCTGCTGGTGCGCTAGGGGGCCTAGCCGGGTCGCTAGAGATACTTATTGACCTACTCATTGTAAGGACTGGGGCTAACCTAGCTTTAGGCCTAGGAAGGTCTGCGGCGGCTTTAGGGGGTGCCTCTGGATTGGTTGCGCTGCTTGGCCCTGCGGGTTTAGTCGCCGCGGCGGGTGGAGCGGGTTACGCAATCGGGTCGCTGATTGAAGAAAACACCGGGCTGGGCAAGTCAATAGGCGGCTGGCTTTATGATGTTATCAATGGGAAGAATGAGCTACAGGGCTTATCAAGCACAGCAATTCAGGCACAGGCCCCCATATCCGGGCTGAAAGGCTCTTTTAATGCAAGCGCCGATGGTGCTGGTGATCTAGCAGACCGCTTTTTAGAGCTTACCGGGGTCGCTGATTTGTTCCCGGATGCGGTGAACGATGGTAACCGAGCGCTTTACGGATTTCAGGAAGCCGCAGAAATTGCAGCGGATGAGGCAAAGTACCTCGAGCAAGTTGAACTCGCGATAATCGAAACAAAAGAAAAAGACAAAGCACTGCAAGAAAAGCGCAACGAAATCGCAAACGAGTTCAGCGGTACGCTCCGGGGTCTAGTCCCGATCTACGATGACCTCACCGGGCGCATTACAGGGTTCGATAAATCCCAAAGACTTGCGAATGAGTCCGTAGCATCTGGCGCAGAGGCCATACTTGATGCCGAGGGCAACATAATTGGTTACACGGATGGTATACAGGGCATTGGCACCGCCTTTAAAGAAGTAGACCCCGCCCTTACCGATGCCGAGCGCAAGCTTCAGTTAAACGCTCAAACAGCGCAGGAAGCAGCGGAGCAGACCGAAGAACTCAAGCTGCAGCTGTTGCAATTAGCCAGTGACGAGCGCATTCGGCAGATCGAAGTTAATGCTGACATTAATGTGGCCGAGATTGAGGCGCAGGCACAGCGAGTCGAGGCGGCGTTTGGCTCAATCGCTGAAACCTTCAGCAGCACCGGGGATGCACTTAGCGGGTTATTCGCCGCCCTCGATGGGGCAACGGGTGGCTTGCGAATTGAAATTGAAGATCAAATACGCAGAGAAAATGACAGGCGCGATGAGGCCCTAGAGCTTCAGCGGGAATTGACCGAGGCAGAGATTGAGCTAATAAACGCGAAAGCCAATGCCTTGCAGGATGGTAACCCGGCTATTGAAATTGATGGCACAGGGCTATCGCCTCACCTCGAGGCATTTATGTTTGAAGTGCTGGAGGCTGTTCAGGTTAGAGTTAATGCGCAAGGTCGCGAGGTATTACTAGGACTATGATTACATTATCAGCAAAAAACTTTGACCCCCTGGGCCATTTTGAAATTGAGCCGTTACTGCAAAATCGCGACCCTAAGCTGCTTCGCCGGGTATCGAGTTACAAGACGCTTGACGGTGGCACCGTTTTAGTTGACAGGGGGCATACCCCCGGCGATAGTGACCTCATCATTAAGTGGTTTACGCAGGGGCAGGAGTACGAAGAGCAAATACGCGACCTATTTGCGAGGCAGCAGCGTTGCGTAATTAGTATGCACCCGCATGTCTACGAGGCAGCATTCCGGTCAATCCAAAACGATGGTAAAGAAACGCGACTCGAGTTAATCATAGCTAGCAGGTTAAACGATGCCTAACGTCACCAAACAAACCTTTGACCTGTCTGCGGATCAAGCTAAAAACGGCGCGCTTTTGCTAGACCTAACCACGCCCGGGAACGCTGGCTGCAAGCTGATGATATTTACAACGACTAACGCAATCGCTGCCGAGTTTGAGCTTGCAAGTGGCGCGGGGTCGGTCGACGTAAGCGGCAGGTTGATTTTAGACATCATTGAACCAGAAGCCACAATACAGATCGGCGGCATCGCGCAATATGCTGAGATACGCAGGGCAGACAACAGTATCTTTTGCAGCATCCCGATAACCAAAGCGTCCGTACCTGTCGCCGGCTTCCTTACGCTGGTGTCGACCACGTTGATTACTGGCGCAAAAATAAACATCGCATCACTCGAGGCTAACTAATGGCTTTACTATTCACAAATAACGCATCGACTACCCTTACCGGTGACTATCTAATCGGTGACACGACTGTCGTGGTTAATGACGGAAGTGCTTTTGCCATTCCTGCCAATGGTGATGTGCAAAAAATTACCTTTGAAAACCAAGCGACTGGCGAGTTTGAAATCTGCCATTTGACTAGCCGCGCTGTTGACACGCTGACAATACTCCGGGCGCAAGAGGGTACGCAGTCGATAGACTTGCCCAGTGCTGACATTATTGTTGAGGCTAGGCTTACCGCAGAGTGTATTGCCGGGCAGTTTGACCCCGACGGTGGCGAGATTGCGCTTGGCACCAATTCAAATGCGGCAGGCACAAGCTCAATCGCTATCGGTGAGAATGCTGCGGCAATCGGAAACTTTGGCGTAACAAGTGGTTACTCGAGTCAAGCAAGCGGCCAGTACGGAGTTGCATCCGGGGGATTTGCGCGAGCATCAGCGTCATATGCTGTAGCGGTTGGATTTTCTAACCTAGTGAGCGGCGAGTCCGGTGTTGCTGTAGGCCATAGCAATACAAACCCCGGAGCTAGAATCAGCGTAATCGGTTCGAGCAATACCGTCACAGGTGGGCTAGACAGTGCCATTGTCGGCACAGCTAACGCGGCAACAGACTGTGAGAACACTGGCGTTGTAGGCAATAGCAACACGGTCGAGGGTTCGAGAAACCTAGTGCTTGGTAATAACAACACCGTCGACGGTAATAAAACAATTGTTGCGGGTCAGTACATCACAACCGATGCTCCCGAAACGACTTTAGTTATGGCTAAGGAAGTGCAGGAGCGCGACTTAGAAACATCGGTACAGGCATCTGTCGTGTTTGGCGACAGGTCAATTGCTCACCGCACCGGCAAGTCTAATTCACGCAATAATGGAACCTTGATACCGCCTAGTGCAATCAGTATGGCGCAAACCGCATTCGGGAGCGCTATCGACCTTGGGGTGGTACGAACATTTACGTCCCTGGGCAGTTTGCCTGTCGGGGTCGTTAGCGGCACAATCTGGAGTGATAATGGCTCAGGGCAGTATGTAAGCATCGGCAACCCGATTTACGCTGACGGAACTGGGGAGGGGGTATTTTACGATGCATTACCGTCACCGCTTCCGACTAACCTTGCCGGTACGAATGACAACAATGTAATCCAAGGCGGCGTGACCGTTCACATCGACCCTAGCAATTACTATTTCAATTTTGCGCAAGACGAAACCACAACTGATTCGGTCAAGTTCTTGGTGCAGGAATTTGGCGTGTATGTTTACGATTGCCCTTCCCAGTCTGGAACCGTCCAGATCGACTTTACAGAGGTCGTAAGCGGCGATGCTATTGGTAGCGTCAGTTTTACTCTATCGTCGCAGGGTGGGCCATTCTGCGTCACTGAGAGGGTTGCTGGCCTAGTACCCGCTGGCACCAGATATAAAGCCGCGATAAACAGCACCACGCTGACCGATTACTGCTCTGCCCGGTTATTCATACGCGGCTGCATGGTCAACGCGTGAACTTCAATGCCTTAAATGCTGTACCTGTAAACCGTGCTCGGACTGCCACGTTCGTAAACGAGGGCGCGTGTCTGCTCAAAAGCGTTTTGATTGAGTCGAATGCGTTTAGCGACTTCAGTGCATTGGTGAGCGACGAGTTTGATGGTTATGACGCACAGGTACTAACTGGCGCTGGCGAGAGTATCCGGGTGCCTATTGTTAATTGGCAGGGTACGCAAAACATTGGGGGGACACAGTATTTACAAGCGACATTCCGCGCAAAAGACGAAGCCGAGTTCGCTGCCTTAAAAAGCGCTACCCAGTTTGGGGTCTATAAGCTTGGCAAGGTCGCTGGTGACGAAGTGCGGGAGTTGATACTCGGCAAAGCAATTACCCAGACACAAACATTTAATTCACAGTCAGGGTATACGGTGCGCCTAATTGGGCAGACATTTGATGAAAGCCCATTAGCTGTGGATAACTCGCGCCCGTTGATTGAGTTGCAAAATGTTCGCCGGGTCACCACCACAAACGACTCGCTAAGTATTCGGTGCGACATTGATTGGAACAGTGCGCCAAACCTAAGATACCGCGCTGACAGCACGACATTTACTGCCACGTTTGTTAATTTCTTTGCGAACGAGCGTGATGCATATATGGACATAGGGCAAAGATGATTGTCGCAAAAGTTTTGGCAGATGTGGGGGAGTCGGACACCACGGCTAGAGTTGAGCTTGATTTCGGTGACAACTTTAAGCAAAGGCGTTTAACTGAAGTCAATAAAGCGTTTGACGATGCGCTTGAGCGGTTGGGTGAGCAGCAGGTTGTCCGAGATGAAATTGATGCCGAGCAAAGCGAAAAGTCAGTTAGCCTAGAAATACAGATTGCTATTTGGAACTCACTAGAACTAAACACAGATGCGTGGTACGAGCAGCGCCGGGTGGTTTTAGAGCTAATAAAAGAACTCCAGGTTCTAACCTCTGCCCTGCAAGCTGCGCAATTTGAAGTTGATACTACGTTTGCGCTTTATAACGCACTCGCCAACAAGCGCAGCGAAATAAGAAATTACCGCAGCACTCAAATATTTGTAGCCGAAAAGGTAGACGAAAAGGACACTTTTTATGCCGACGATACTGCTATCTGCTATTTTCAAAATGACACAACGGGCGGTCGACTTTTTATTAGCGATTATGTTCGGCGTCCTAGTGCTGATGTTAGTGAGTCTGGCCAGTTTGTTGACCCTTTTCTTTTCAGTCCGGAACTTAGCTACCACAGTCGAGCGCTGCAACCCTACGTCGAAAAATTCAAGCCGATTTGCCGAACCGGGGTAATCGTTGAAAAGTTTGGTGCTAGATTTCAAGAGCGGGAGTGCAGCGTAAGGCTTGACCCGGCTAACTGTAGCACCCGCCCAGACCTCAGCATTAACAAAGAGGGTCTAGTGCTGGCGCGGGGTCACCGCACTAGAGTTTTAAATGATTATGACAAAGGCGATCGGGTGGTGGTGGTTTTAGATAGTGACTACGACACCACTGGCAAAGGGGTGCTGATTAGCTTTGAGTTTAAACCTTTTAAATATGTAAGGTGCGGTGGCCCCACCGGAAATTATGCGTTTGGCCGAAGACGCCATAGTTCCTCAGATAACGCAACCGAAAAGAGGACTTACCCTTGCAGCCCTTTTATTAACCAAACCGGATGGGCATTTAATGCGCCGAGCGTTCCCAGCCAAGGGCGGCTGGGAATTGACCATATAGATGGATCAGTACGTACCCACCCTGCATTACCGAGGGGGCTATCCCTAGGCGATATAACAGGGCAGGATTATTGTGCGACTGAATATCAAGTTATGTGGTCTAGCGCAGCAACTTGGCATAGCCGAATAACCTCAAGGTGGAGAAATGCGCACCCCGACCCAAAAGTGCTGCCCTATGATTTAAAATACAATAACACCACTGATTTATATGGTGCGACAGTAAACGTATCGCTAGGGCCGGTGATTCTTAGCAATGTGGGTTACGGGCAAAATGTTTGGCCGCAAATGGCCATGATAAGAAATGTTTACCGCCACCGCTCCGGTTACCCATTACGAGAGGAATCTTGGCGCTACCCACTTTACGAAATATATTGGGTTGGTGCTAATGGCGGCTCTGCGCCGCTAGGGTTTTTCGGAAACGACCCGTCACTTTATTTTGTTGGCGTAGAAATCCGAATACACGGGTATCAATCATATTGCCGAACAGCGCAGTTTTCTGAGGAGCCGCCACCGCTTGGCAGAGTTTTTACACACTGGGAGCCTGACGCCCGCATTTTTGCAGCATACCCAGAATGGGCGCTATACGGCGATGGTGGGCAGGCGCCTAGCCAGCCGTTTTGGACAATGCAGCAAGTAAGCCAACAAGTATCACTAACCCTTGCAAATGGTGACACCGTTTAGTCCACAGCATGAAATAAAGACATGGAAGAATGCAAAAATGACTGACCCGCAAATAATCAGTAGGCTTGACAACCTTCAAGATGACATAAAAGAGATTTCACAAGCACTCGTGACTCTTGCGCGCATTGAAGAAAGGCAGTCCAGCACAAACACTAGCATAAACCGGCTTTATGACCGGCTTGATGCAAGCGATAAGCGCATAAAATCTCTGGAAGACGCCAAGCCCAGCCAGCTAGGCGTAAATGCGATGTGGGTGGCAATGTGCGCGATGGGGGCTGTAATAGGCTACCTTTTCAAGCTGGCGGTATGATGGGCGTTGTCGAGCTAATAGCTGGCATATTCAAACCTGCTGCGCAGCTGATTGACGAGTTGCATACCTCTGAAGATGAAAGGCTTGCGCACAAGGCAAGTTTGCTTGATGTTCAGGCTGCGGCAATGGAGGTCGCACTAAAGCATGAAACAGAGCGGCTAACCGCTCGGGCTGAAATTGTTAACAGTGAAGCGCAATCCGAGCATTGGCTAACCGCCACTTGGCGTCCGATTACCATGCTGACGTTTTTGGCTTTGGCTGTCGGTGATTCGATGGGCTGGCTGCAAGCACCGCTCCGTGACGAAGCGTGGCTGTTGCTTGAAATTGGGCTAGGCGGGTATATCGTCGGGCGCTCCGGTGAGAAGCTTGCCAAAACCATAATGAAAAAGTGAGCCTAGCGAATGGCTGTCACAATTCAAGTACGCCGCGATGTTGCAGCTAACTGGGCAAGCAGAAACCCTGTTCTTGAGCCGGGCGAAATTGGGTTCGAGACAGACACGCAGCAGATTAAAGTCGGGAATGGCTACCACGCGTGGAACAGTCTGCCCTATAGTTTTGGCAACCCTTTTGATTACATCAGCGATGGGCCAGCTGATAACTTTCAGTACGCAAGACAAAACGGGGCATGGGTTAAGGTTCAGGCCGGTGCAGGAGCGCCGACACGGACAACCGTCAACGCAGGCAGTACTGCCGTGTTAGACACCCTGGACGCAACCGTTTACCGGTCGGCAAAGTGGATGATTACTGTTGCTGATACTTTTAACAATACGTTTAGAACCCAAGAAACAATGGCTCTGCATGATGGGTCGGGGGCGAGCCACGTAAACTATTCTTTTTTTGGAACCTCATTGGCTTACCTTATAGACGTACAGCTACTCAATGGGGAAATTACTTTGCGCTGCTCCAATAATTCCGGGGTCGCGTTGCAGGTCGATGCTGTGCAGGTCGCTAATTTAACAGTTTAGGGGAATAAAATGGCTTTATCTTTTTTTGAGGTAGAACGCGGATTTTTACATAATGATGCTGGGATGATCGCTGGCGTTGGCGCACCTTCGGGCGCTGGCGATAGTGCTGAGGTCGGCATTGGTTCGATTTATCAGGACACAAGTTCTGGTGAGCTTTACATTAAACAGTCGGCTGGCGCTGGCGCTGCTAACTGGACACGATTGGCCGGTGCTGACGAAGTATCATCTAGCATCAGCTGGCGTGAACCTGCCAAGGTCATCGACTCAAGCGCTACATCGCTGCCTACTGGCACCGCCGGCAGTAGTGTAACGGTAGACGGTCAGAGCATTGGTGATGGTGAGCGAGTCCTTTTCGCGGCCCTCACAGCGGCTACTGGGCCAAATGTCTATATCTATGACTTAGCATCTGGCACGTTCTCGGAGGATGCCAATAACGAAACTGCTGGCGATACCGTCTACGTAGAAGCTGGTACTGGCGCGGGAAAGGTCTATAACTACAACGGGACTGACTGGGTTCTAACTAACCAGACAAACTTAGACGAGCTTGGATTTCTGCGAGCATTCGTCGGCAAATCTGGCACCGGTTCAGAGCTGCCCGACTACTCAAGCGAAAACTACATAACAGACGGTGACAGCATTGAAACCGCTGTCGGCAAGCTTGACGCGCAGATAAGCACTAACGCATCTGCTATCTCGCAGGAAGTCACTGACCGTACTAACGGCGACAGTGCACTGCAATCAGAGCTTGACGCTACTCAGTCAGGCGGTGGCTTAAACGCCGATGGTACGTATAGCGCCTCCGGGTCAGCTAACTACATTTCGACTGCTACCAGCCTCAAGAACGCTGATAACCTGTTGGACGCACAGCTGAAGTCAACTCAGGATGACCTCGATGCTTTAGAAACAAGCTCCGCTGCATCTGGGGCTAAACTCGACCGCGCCCGTACAGAAACTTCAGACACGGCTGTTACTACTGCTACCACTGTTGATTCGGTATCTGTTGACGAGACTGCGCTTTGCAAGTGGATTGTCCACGTACAGGGCAACCAAGCTGGTGACGCTGCTAAAAAGCAAGTTGTCGAGGTATTGGCAACTCACGATGGGCATTCTTCTGCTGATGCAACGCAGACTGATTACACGGTTTACTCAAAGCTGCGTATCGGTAATGTTCAGGGCTTGCAGTTTTCTGTTGATGTAAGTGGCTCCGGTGCTGCACAAGTTATGCGGTTGCGAGTTCAGTCAACCACTAGCTGCGATGTGCGCGCTATCCGGGAAGTTACTAACTTCTAATGAGCCAAGACCGAGCCTTTGAGACCGACGAGTTACTAATCGGTGAAGCGGCCAGCATTCTCACTGGGAGTGCTGACCCGCGTTCGCCGCCCTTGTCGCGTCCCATTGGCTCGATCTACTTACGGACAAATGGTACTCTTTGGCAAAAGACTGGCTCCGTTGCTAACCAATGGACTCAGTTAGAAGCTGGTGACGGAAATACCGGCGAAGCTTACGGAAATGATGATGGGGGCAGGGCGGCGTCAATATATGGCGGCACCACTGCTATAGACGGAGGCGGGGCTAGTGGCACGTAACATACAGCTAAGGCGCGACCCGGCTAGTACGTGGACAACCGTTGATCCGATACTCGCAGAGGGCGAGATTGGCTACGAGTTAGACACCGGCAAGTTAAAGGTGGGCAACGGGACTGATAATTGGTCAGACCTACCTTATCGCATATCTACAATTCACAACGATTTGACTGGTCGGGGGACAGCTGATGCCCACCCGATCAACGCTATTACCAACCTACAATCAAGCCTTGATGACCGGCTTACCTTTACTGATACTATTGACGGAGGCGCATTCTAATGTCGCAAACAATTACAATTAAGCGAAGTACAACGACGAGTGTCCCAAGCTCACTAGAAAATGGTGAGTTGGCATATTCACAGTCAAGCAAAAAGTTATTCGTTGGCCGTCCGGGTGGCGGTACGGGTGACGTTGATGCAATCGGCGGTAAGTTTTACACCGACAAGATTGATAACAACAGCGCTAACTGGGACGCAGGTTACAATGACAAGATCAACTCAGCATCATTTAACACGGCTGATGGTGTTCTTACCCTTACGCAGCAGGACGGTGGTACAGTAACCGCCGACCTCGATGGGCGGTATCTCACAAGCTTTACCGAGAGTGACACCCTGGACGATGTAACTGGTCGGGGCGCAACAACCTCAAACAGCATTACCGTTGGCGGTCTATCTGTTACCGGTAACCTCACCGTGTCCGGAACGACTACCTCGGTTAACACTGAAGAAGTCAACATCGCCGATAACTTTGTGCTGCTGAACAGTAACGTAACCGGCGCACCTTCAGAAAATGCTGGCATCGAGATTGAGCGCGGCACCGGAACCAATGTACAGATTCGGTATAACGAGACTTCTGACAAGTGGGAGCTTACTAATGATGGGTCTAGCTTTGACGATATTGCCACAGGCGATTCAGTTCGCACAGATAGCGAAATCATTGGGCTGGTTACTGCTGGAACCCAGAGCAATATTTCTGTTACTGATGGGACTACTGGGGTCGATTTTGCAGTCCCGACTGCAACAGCGTCTGCGTTGGGTGTAGCTTCATTTGACACCCCGGACTTTGCTGTAACTGCTGGTGCTGTTAGCATCAACCGCGTTGACGGTGGTACGTTCTAAGCTATGACAGCGCGCATACAGTTACGCCGGTCGTTTACGGCCGGTGCTGTTCCCACAACAGGGCAGATTTGGAATAGTGAGCTTGCTTACAATGTTCCCGATGGGAAGCTGTACGCAAAGAAAACTGTCAATGGCGTTGAGTCGATCATACTTATTAACAGCAGTGGCGGGGGCAGCACAGACCCCGACCCGGTTGTAAAGTGCCAGCTGACCACTAATAACCAACTCAACTCGACCGCAACTTATACCCGGCGAAATGTATTTAATACTTCCCCTGCGTTTAACGTGGGTGGGTTTACTGTAAGCAGCACTGGGATCGAAGTGCCTAGTGCTGGGAAATATGTTTGCTTGGCAACTATCTTTGTCACCAACGACAGGGAAAAGGCAGACGTGGGGGTCGCGTTTGGGATCAATGACCAAAGGCAGTTTGATGCTTTGGCGGCGACCGGGTACACCCGCGACAGGGATGGCCACGAAGAAAGCTCAACTAACCTGACGTCAGTTTACAACTTGACTGCTGGCGACGAAATTAACCTTTTCTTTGCGCGCATTGCTAGGTCGGGGTCGAGTAACGTAGAGCTTCAAACCACCAGCAACGTGTCTATCTTCAAGCTGGTCTAGGGGGATCAATGGCCTATTGCAAAGTTACCGATGGGGTGGCTCAGTATTACACGCTTGGCCTTTTGCGCCGGGAGTTGCCAGAAGGCGCAGAGATAACTCCCGAAGTTATGGCGGCAAACTCAGTGTTCGCTGTAACAGAATCGAGTGTGCCTGATTACGATATAAAGACGGAGCGAGTAGAGCAGCAATACGATTTTATCAATGACGCCTGGACACTTGTTTGGCATGTTGTTCCGAAGCCCGATGTTGAGCTAATCAGCAACGCAGTCGCCAAAGCTAAAGCGGATCGAAAAGACGTAGAGCAAGGTGGAGTGGTTTGGCAGGGGTACACATTCGACACCAGCGAAGAATCACAGGCTAGGCATAACGCCGCGGCGACCGCCATATCGCTAGGGCTAAGGACTGGCGGCGTCTGGAAGGCCAAAGACGAGGACGGTGACACCGCCTTTGTTGATATGAGCAATGACGATCTTATCGCGGTAACTCAGATCATATATAACCACGTACAGGGCTGCTTTGAAGCTGAGGCAATGGCCGTGGCTGCTATTCAGGGGGGCGATCTGTCGGCAACCTTTGCCGATTATTTCGCAGCCTATTGAGTGACTACTTCACAATTGAAGAATTGGCGTGCAAGCATTGTGGCGCTTATAAGTTCGACCCTTACTTTCTGCAGCTGTTAAATGCGCTGCGCCACCAGTTCGGTGGCCCCCTCCGGGTTAGCTCGGGCTACAGATGCCCAGATCACCCAATCGAAAAAGGCCGCGAGACACCGGGGAGTCACACCACCGGAAAAGCTGCAGATATTCAAGTCGATCACGGCGATGCCATTAAAGTAATTGCGATTGCCCATAGTCTAGGCATCGAGCGTATTGGCGTTCAGCAATATGGTTCCGGTCGATTTATCCACCTTGATATATGCAAAGATCGCCTTACCCCTGCCCTCTGGAGCTATAGCACCCGCTAATTGTTCCACGTAGAACTCCAAAAAAAAGAAACAAAACTGTTTCCCCCGTAGTCAAACCTATGTAAAATAGTGCTGTTGGTGAGTGCTTTTGCTCATCCGTGGGAGGACTAATGGCAGCATCTACGATTATTCAAATCAAGACTTTAACGACAGAGGCCGATGTTGAATTACACGGCTGTCCTATCGTTGACACCGATGACGAAATTGCTTTTGTCCGGGTACCGCTATCAGAAATTGATTGCTATTACTCGGTCAATGGCGGCGTGTACCCAGACGAAGCATGGGGGTCGCGCATACTGGTGGAGGAAATAGACATAGAAGTCCACCGGTGCAAGTGGGAAGGTCATGCAGTATTAAATGACGAAGAAGTGGCCGAAGAATTATTACTTTGGTCAAACGAATCTTAAACGTGGGAGAAAAAACTATGCAAGACCCTATTGAAGCCCTTAACAAGCTATCTGCTTTGGAAGGTGGGCCAAAAACTAAGCTGGTGCGAGTGCCAGTTGCCCCGGTGATTGATTTTGGCGTTGCCCTAGATCAATACATGGCGTACACGCAAAAAGAGTTCGAGTGTGGCTGGTGTGATGCGGAATCTGGCAACCCACCTTGTCAGGTTAGCGAGGCATACAATGCTGGTTACTACCAGTCCTACGCGTGTCAAGCGTGTCACGAAGGACAAACGGAGGGTTACCCCAATGACTGATCAATTACCTTCAGTGTATGAAAGGCTCAGCGAAATAAACGTCAACGACCATAAACAGAAAAAAGGCAACTTTGATTACCTCAGCTGGACGTGGGCTATTGATGCTGTGAAACGCAGCGGCCTAGATTTCAGTTACGAGTTGCTTGACGATCAGGTGTACAACGATGGGAGCATGGAAGTGCGCTGCTCCGTCACCCTCGATTCTATACGGCATGTTATGTGGCTTGCTGTAACTGATCACAATAACAGGGCAATCAAAAATCCAGACGCCGCGGCGATTAACAAGGCAAGAATGCGCTGCTTAGTAAAGGCGATTGCGATTCATGGCCTCGGGTTCTATATCTACGCCGGTGAGGATTTGCCAGCCACCACTCTCGAAGTGTACGAAGAGTTTATGGCTGACATTGAGAGTAACGAGTACAAGGTCGCGCTGAAGTATGTTGCGATGACAGAGGCCGAGCAGGTTGAGCTATCGAAGTCTGCCCCAGCGGGGCATAAGGTCGAGCTAAAGGCAAAGCTGCGGGAGCTGTCCGGTAAGGTTCACGAGGTCGCCGATAGTTGTGCGGCTACCCTTGGTGAGCAGCTAGAGGCGAATGACACTCACGGCGTTATTGAGTCGGTGAGCGAGCTTGTCGATATTGAGAAAAAACTGGTGTGGGCAAGAATCACCCCGGAGCAAAAAAGCGCAATCACAGAAATATTTAAGGAGCAAAAAAATGCCTAAGATTAAAGACGCAAAAGCTGTTGTACGCACTTACACCTGCCCCAAGACTAACAAGGAAAAAAACGTCTGGATGAAAGTTGGCAGTCTGTTTGAGAGTGACAAAGGACTTTCACTGCAACTTGATTTAATGCCGGTTGGCCCTGAGTTCACTGGCTGGATAAAGTTTTTTGACCCCTACGAGGACAGAGAGCAGAATTATGCGGAAGGCATGAAAGTGGTTAAGTCTCAGCTTGAGCCAATCGCTGAGGACGATATTCCGTTTTAAAAAAGGGGGCGGTCATGAATCGCCCCAAACTCTAGGAACCGCAATCAACTTAACAAGGGATGTAGCATGGAGTCAAATCTAACGGATGCCGGTAAGTGCATCAGAATCGCGCAAGAAATGCGCTCGATAAATACCAAAGAGCTCTGCGAAAAGATGGGAGTGCAGAGACAGCAGATGCATCGCTGGAGGCTATCCAAAAACCTAAAGCTGCATATTGTTCAGCAGTTCGCTGGTTTGTTTGGTATGTCCCTGGACGAATTTTGCAAGCTAGACAAAATGTAAAAAAAACCCCCGAGGCCGTGGGAGGTCGCCCGGGGGTTTTAAACTAACTCGCGTTAGTTTATGGTGTGGATTGTGGAAGCCACAGCCCAATTATAAGCCAGCAGTGCTTATCGTTGCAAGCTGTGACGTTGTTGGGCGCTAGGCCGGGGAAGATAAAACCCCGGAGTCGACGATACTTGTGAGTGAGCGCGCCTTTCCCGGCCGAGAGCAGGTCGGGAGAATAGACTAGAAGATTCGATACAACATTTATCCGCTCGTCATTTCTATTTAAATTTTATGCGCGTAAGCGTAAGGTTAAACGTGGGAGATAATATGACTAAATTTGAACTAATCCTAAATGACAAAAGCTTGTATCTAGTCACCGACGATAAGATACAGAAGTACAAAGAGCTTTACCCTGCTGTCGATGTGGAGCAAGAGCTTCGCAGTATGATTGGCTGGTGTGACAGTAATCCAAAAAACCGCAAGACTAGAAATGGTGTCGCCAGTTTCATCACCCGCTGGCTGAAGAAAGCCCAAGACCAAGGTGGCAGTGGATATAAGCGCCCGGTGTCGAGGGGCCTGCGCGACCTGTCTAATGAGCAAATGCTTACCGACGTATCGTGGGTGCCAAAGGAAAAAAGAGCCGCAGCGCGTGCGCATATGCTGAAAAAGTACGGGGTGGTTTATGACGGATAGTGGTGAACAGTGGGTGGTAAACAATCCCGATACCCTCAAAAACTTTTTACGCGAGGCTGAGAGGCAATACGAGCAGCATGGTTATGTTGTCTTTAAGTGGCAGTCAGGTAATCAGCGAACCAGAAAGCAGAACAGTGCAATGTGGCTATGGTTATCCCAACTTGCAACAGAGCTTAATGACGCCGGGTATGATATGCGCAAAACCTTAAAGGACGAGGTTGATATACCTTGGACTAAAAGCAATGCCAAGACCCATATCTGGGACCCAGTGCAGCGAGTACTGCTTGGAAAAGATAGCTCGCAACAGCTTGAAAAGACTGAAGTAAACGAAGTGCAAGAGGTCATTGCGCGTCACATCGCGAAATCCACAGGAGTTACAGTACCGTTTCCTAACAAGGATTAAGGACGGTGCGTGAACATTTTAGATTTCGCTAACACAGATCGGGAGCGGCTTATTCTGCAATTGAAGGCGCAGGGTATCACCGCCCCCGAGGTCGCTTTGAAAGCTGGCATCACTGAGCGCAATGTATTTAGAACCATAGCCAGAGTTAAGGCGCGAGCCGCCGCTAGGGGTTACGCCCCCGACTCAGATTGGATTCACACAGTACCCAAGGGCCAGCAGGTCGCTGGCGTTTCTAGTTTATACCGAGATGGGCAAGACCAGCCGGTTTTGCAGTGGGTCAAATCAAAAACCGACCAAGAAGCCGCTTACGAGTTAATCCTGGACAGTTTAGAAAATGCCCATGAAAACTATAAGCCGTTTAAGCCCAGCAAATCCAAGGGCAAGAAAAAGGAAAACCTCGCCTCCCTGTTAACCATTACCGACTTTCACTTAGGCATGTATGCCTACGAAGCAGAGACAGGTGACAACTGGGACTCAGAGATTGCGGAGCGAGTATTCCTAGACTCAATTGCTGCAATGATCGAGGCAGCGCCGCCCAGTAAAGTTGGGATACTTTGCCAGCTTGGAGATTTCCTGCACTGGGATGGGATACTCAGCGCATCGACGCCAATGTCTGGTCACGCCCTAGACGCAGACACCCGGTATAGCAAGCTGGTTGAGCTTTGCATGTATGTAATGACCGAAGCAGTTCGGATGATGCTAGAAAAGTTCGAGCAGGTTGTTGTGATTAGTGCAGAGGGTAACCACGACATATCGGGGAGTATATGGCTGCGGAAACACATTAAGCATATCTACAGCAAAGACAAGCGGGTGGAGGTGATCGACAACGATTACCCTTATTACGCGTATTTGCATGGCGAGATTATGCTGGGATTCCACCACGGCCATAAAATGAAATTGGCAAGCCTTCACAAGCTTTTTGCCAGTGAGCCACGATTCCGGTCGATGTGGGGCAAGTCGGTCGCCGCTTATATCCACACCGGGCATTATCACCATGAGCGCGTTATCGAAGACGGTGGCGCAATTGCAGAGCAGCACCCTACATTGTCAGGTCGTGATGCGTATGCTGCCCGAGGGGGCTATGTAAGCCTCCGGGGAGCCAAGCTAATTACCTATGACAAGCATGATGGGGAGATAAGCCGCATAACCATAAGGCCAGAAACATGAGCGTACTAATCGGATGCCCTTTACCTCAAAAGGAGGGCCACGTTGTTTTTTTATCAACTGACATTGGTGGATGCATTACCAACAAGTCAAACCCCAAGTATACTGACGTCTATACAGACACGTTCCCATCCGGGGTAACTGTCGCGGTAAATTGCGAAAAGTTTTACAACCTGTGGCAATGTGCGGTTAAAATTGATATGGACGATGACGAAGAAGAAAAACAAACAACAGTCATACGAGGGGTTTGGCATTAATGGCTAGAAAGGCAACCACGGCAGGTTTAAAGAAGAAGGCACACGAACTGCTTCAGCGTTTGGTGCGAATGAAAGCCGCAGATGATTGCGGTATAGTTCGGTGCGTAAGCTGTGGAAAGCTGGATCATTACAAAGCCATGGACGGTGGGCATTTTATCAGCCGCACCTACACCTACCATTCGCTCCGGGAGGAAAACATACACCCGCAGTGTAAGCGCTGTAACCGGTTCTTTGGATTGTGTCACGATGACTACCGGGTTTACATGGTCGACATGTATGGCGCGGATTATGTGGAATGGCTAAGCACCTCTAAGCGAAATATCTGCAAGCGCAGCAGGATGGATTACGAGGATATGATAGAAGATTTCAAAACCCGCCTAAAAGAACAAGAAAATAGATTAGCGGGTACATAAAAAAATTTACCTATTTGTATGCAAAAGTGTTGTCAGCGTCAGGAAAGCATGTATATTCGTTGCATGGTTTGAGTCCGGGAGGGGACAATCATGCAAAAGCGTAAGTGGACAATCACATTCAAGCAAGAAGATACAAGCGGTCGTTTAGTCAAGCAGCAGATTCAGGTCGACAGCCTTTCAGAATTTCGCGCAATGGCAGAAAAAGATATGTTGACCATCGTCGCCGTTCGCGATCCGGGTGGTAAGTTACACCGCACACAGATCGGTCGTTTATCCTAAACCGTGGGAGGTTTTATGGTTCACCTAGTAAAGCGTTACGTTACCGAAAGTGAAATGAGCTACGCAGTCGATGCCCTCATGCCAACAATGGAAATAAACCATTGCAGTCGGCGTGAGCTAGCAGGTCTTGCGCTAGAGCATTTCGCGGACGAGCTTGGCGTGATTGCCAACGTGAGTGCCGCAAGGGTAGTCGCGAGTCGCGTTCTGGCAGCATGGGAAGGCGTAAAGATGCAAACTAAGCGGGAGGTGGGAGCATGAGTGCACTTGCTAAGTTAAAGGCCCAGGTTGCGGCGATTGGCGGCGAGATTGACTGGGACAGCAGTAACGTAAGCCGAAAAGACAAGCTCTTATTTGTCGACGCCCCGGATGGGTACATTTGGGATTGGTCGGAGTCGGAGTGCCTTACGGTTTGCTGGTTCGATGGTAAGGCCGAAGAATTTTACAAGGAAGCACTCGAGCTTATTAGCTACGGGGTAAAGGAATACTAACAAAAGTGTTGACCCGGTATCGCAAGCCGGTAAATTTGAAATCATTGCAGTATGTTCTGCTAAGTGGGAGAAAAAAAATGGCAACTAGAGCAACTTATCAATTCGCGTCAGTCAACGGCCAGCAGGTGACTATGTATGTCCACCACGATGGTTACCCATCCGGTGCTGCAGAGAAGATGGAAGGCTGTCAGTACGCGGAAGATTTTATACGCCGTAACGATAGGGCCGAGATTACTGAAAGCCACGAGAATCACGGTGATACTGAATACTGCTACACGGTGTCGAAAACTGGTGAGCTTGAAGTGTTGGAGCGCCAGCAGTTTGGTGTCGCATGGCTTGTCTATTATCAGGGGCCGCTCAATCGCTTCTGTAACGAGGGTGGCATGGAAGGTTGCGCCGGGGAGATAGTAGCGTGACCCTCGATGTTATTACATTCATGGTGCAGTATGACGAATTGCTTGCAGACATTAGTAGAACAGACGATTTGTTTTGCCTAGTCTACACCATGCGCCACCACGAGCTTTTGTTGGAAAAGTAAACCAAGCCCCCCGGGGCTTTTTTTTTGGGAGGTTTTTATGCAGCAGTGGATAGTGGTACTTGTAACGCAGCTTGGATTTGTCCGGATCAGTGAGCGCCGGCACGATTGCTTTGATGCAGCTATGCGGGAAAGGCGAGAGTACGCAGATACTGGGGAAATTATCGTACGCAAATTTACGTACAACGAAATCAATGCACTTCAACCGAGGCATTACTCATGAGCCAGAACGAAAAGATTTTGCAGCACTTGCTTGGTGGTAGCTCAATATCCGGTTTAGAAGCTTTGCAGTTTTATGGCTGCTTTAGACTTGCCGCCAGAATCTATGACCTACGGCAACAGGGCTGGGATATTGAAGACGATGCAATTGATATGCCGAATGGCGCCAGAATCGCGACCTACTACCTAAACCGTGAACAGCTGAAGCAATCGCTTGCTGATGCCGAGTAGCAATTAATGGCGTTTTATGCTATATATTGGGCGACTGTGAACCCCGGAGCGTGACAGAGACATGCAGCCAGTTACAGAAGATACACTTAACCGTATCATCGCCCACCCCAATCACAATGCGCCAATGCCAGAAAAGCTGATTTACACAATGGCAGTGGAGCTATCAAAGTCGCGCTATGTAATCGACGCCCAGTATAAATTTATCGGCGAGTTGCTAAGTGTGCATAAGGTGGAAGAGCAGCTTGATGTTTGCGAGCAAGTCCGAAGTTAAAAAATGTACCTACGTAATGCGCCGGGCGCAGATCGTTGCCGATGCTAAACGGCACCCGGTCGCCATTACTGTTGACCTCGAAATAAGAAGTATTGCATCAGCTGCCCCTCGCGATATAATCGAGGTTATATACCCCGACACAGGTAATGACCTTGCAGCTATCAATCGAGTATCGCCCCACTACTAGCCTCGAACCCTACGAGAATAATTCCCGAACTCACAGCGAGGCGCAGGTAGAGCAAGTCGCCCGGTCGATTACAGAGTTTGGATTTACCAACCCCATATTGATTGACGAGACTGGCACAATAATTGCCGG